AGCAAAGTTATAATCACAAAGTATGGCCCAAGAATCATCCCAAGGTAGGACAACCAATTGAACTACGTGATTACCAAGTAGAAATCATAAACAACTTCCTAAAGAATACACAATGCGTACAGGAAGTTGCTACAGGTGCAGGTAAAACAATTATGACAGCGGCACTGGCTGACAAAGTCAGCGAGTATGGCCGTACTATTGTTATTGTACCTAACAAATCACTAGTAACACAAACTGAAGAAGACTTCATCAACTTGGACTTGGACGTTGGTGTGTACTTTGGTGATAGAAAAGAGTTTGGTCGTGTGCATACAATATGTACTTGGCAAAGTTTGAACAACATGCTCAAGCAGACTAGAAACGCAGAAGCAGATATTACTATAGGCGAGTTTTTAGAAGGTGTAGTAGGTGTTATTGTTGATGAGGTACATGGTGCCAAAGCAGACGCACTTAAAACACTACTCAGTGGACCAATGTCACGCATTCCAATTCGTTGGGGACTAACAGGTACTATACCCAAAGAGCAGTACGAGTACATGAGTATATTCTGTACACTGGGCAATGTTGTAGGACAACTATCAGCACGTGAACTACAAGAAGCAGGACACTTGGCTATGTGTCACGTGAACGTTGTACAACTAGTAGATCACACAGAATATACCAACTATCAAAGTGAACTAAAGTATCTACTGGAGAATCAAGAACGCTTAGACTACATTTCCAGTTTGATAAGTACTATTGCAGATTCAGGCAACACACTTATTCTAGTAGATAGAATATCAGCAGGAAAGGCACTAGCAAGTAAACTGCCAGACAGTGTATTTGTATCAGGTGCAACCAAAGCAGGGGAAAGAAAAGAACATTATGACGAAGTGGCGGAGGCAACAGGCAAAATCATTATCGCTACCTATGGAGTTGCTAGTGTTGGTATTAATATTCCCCGTATTTTTAATCTTGTTCTCATTGAGCCTGGTAAGAGTTTTGTACGAGTTATCCAAAGTATTGGTAGAGGAATTAGGAAAGCTGAGGATAAAGATTTTGTACAAATTTGGGATATAACCAGTACTTGTAGATTTGCAAAAAGACATTTAACAAAACGTAAAGCATTTTATCGAGATGCAAACTATCCGTTTGCGGTGGAAAAAACAGAATGGCAATAACAGTGTTTGTATGTGGAGATAGTTGGTGCAGTGGCGATACTGACTTACCTAAAACACATTTTAGTGAGTTACTTGGTCCTGAATATGAAGTAACGAATATAGCTCGAGGTGGAATGAGCAATACTGGGATATGTTTTCAATTGAAAACTGCATTATCTCTAGATGCTGAAATTGTTATTTTTGGGACAACTGATAGCAGTAGAATGGATGTACCTTTAAAATCTTTCAAAAAACATTTAGGCTTGAAAAATTTCATATATCCTTACGAGTTTGATCCCAGCTATGGCCATCCACTTGTTGGTGGATTAACAAGTAACATTTTATCCGGCACCATGCAAAACCTTATGTCTGACAGATGGGACTCATTAATACAATTACCTGACGAGAAAAAGAAAGCACTAAAAGAATATATAACACATTTATTTGATTATGAGCTAGAAAGTCAAAAAGATGAATGGTTAATAGGGTATTGGACAAACAAATTAAGTAATAAAAATATAAAACTTATACACTTGAATAAAGAATACCCAAGTCTCTATAAAAGTAAAATAGTTGATTGTCAGTATCACACATCTCCTGAAGTACAAATACAAGTAGCAGAGTTTCTTAAGAAAAAATTAAAAGAGTCAATACAATGAAGAAAAAACTAATGATCACAGGGTGTAGTTTTTCTGCACCTAGTACTAAACCAGAACTTAAAGGAACCAGCTGGGGTGAAAAACTTGCAACTAAACTAGATTGGGATCTAGTACACTTAGCACGTCAAGGTATGAGCAACGGTGGCATACGTATTATGATAGATGAAATACTACGTCAGCGTCCAGACTTTGCTATTGTAGCACCTACGTTCCATGACAGAATGGAAATACCTGGAGGCGCCGCTCCCTACATACCTAAGAAGGATGAGTGGAAAGGGCCTAACAGTGACCTACAGCAACACCTACAAACAGACCATGGCACAGGTTACGACCCAGCGGCAGGCGTAGACAATGTTAACTGGGGTAATAACAACTACAGAATGATTTCAGAAACTATTTTTAGTTTGGCTGAAAACTATGACCACCATTACCGTAGTCAAAAGTTAGACAAAGGTACAGCACAGGCAGTAAAGCAGTACGTCAATTATATGTACGACAATAACTGGAAACTGCAACAGGATCGATATATTATCAGTGATGGTATATTTAGATTATTTCATGCAGGCATTCCGTTCCTGGTCGTGGCCTGTAATATATGGACCAGCAATGATGTACGTGAAGCGTTCCCTAGTGTAATACCAGACAAACATTTTACACTAGAGTACGAGGATACTCCAGCATACGCAACAAACGAATACCCATTTACAGGAGAAGATCCTGGCTATCACGGCGCTGAAGCCAGTCAGGAATATCTTGCCGATAGGTATGTAGACATAATCAAAAATAAATTTAATCTATGACAGACAACACAATAACTAACTCACCAGAAGATTTTGATTGGTTTAAGAACAACGGTATCTTTATGCCAATGATCAACGACCGAGGTCGCAATATTGCTTACAAAAATGCAATAGAACGTGTAGCACCAGGCAGTATTATGTGCGACATAGGTACAGGTACAGGCTTATTAAGCATACTGGCCGCTAAAGCAGGTGCTAAAAAAGTTTATAGTATTGAGATGGACCCAGGCAGAGCTGAATATGCCAGAGGACTAATTAAGAAACTAGGACTAGACAACATTATTCAAGTTATAAACAAAAACTTTTACAAACTTGACAGAGTTGATATGCCTGATGATATTGATTACTTTGTATCTGAAACCATTGGCTCACCAATCTTCAATGAAGACATAATTGATTTGGCTAAGCATTCCAAACAATGGGGTGGAACATTTATTCCAGGTACCATTGACTTAATTGTTGAGATATACAATAACCATCCTATACTACCACTGGTTTATGCTAGTTCCGAAGCATTTGAGTTTCAACCAGACATTGACATAGACAATGATTTTGAAAATGAAATTAACACAAGTTTTCAAACACAGCATCCGCCAGACAGCACAATATATAGAATGAATTTTATTGATAATCTATTTCAACAATTACCGTGTTTTAAAGCCGACGGTATTGATTTAAAATTTGATGTAATACATCAAGCAGATCCGGTATGTATAGATTTAAATGATATGTCAAGCGATGTCAACGATATTAGAATACGTATCCCAAATAAAGACCTACCGCCACATCATAGGGAATATGTTATTGTATTAAAATGGCAGGCAAGAATGTTTGATGATATTGTAATGAGGGTTGAGGACACTATATGGGGTAGTCCGGGGAAAACTATATTAGAACGATGTAAACGTCCCGGCGCTGATTTAGAAATATGGTATGATCCTAAAATAGAAAACTGGAGATTAAGTTACTAATGAGAATATTAACCTTAGATGATGTAGCCTACGAGCTAAATGAAATACCTGACGAAGTAGATGATATGCGCTTCGCTGTACTAGACAACAGCGATCCTCGTAGCCCTGATTACTTTTATATTCCTTTAATATTCTTAGAGTCTTTCAATAGTCCAGCACTAGTACTACGTATAGGCGAACATACAATTAAGATGCCGGTAGATTGGCACGTACTAATTGGTGAGCCTGACATCGGCGACTTGGAGGTTGTGCCGTTGACCAGTATCAATGATAGAGGATTCAGCACATATCTGTTCAACCCACTTAGTGATTACAGACCCAGCTTCGCTCCAATTGAAATTGTAGACATATACCAAGATGTTAAATGGTATTTCCCTAAACTACGTCCAGGACAGTTACTAGCGATACCGTTAGAAACAAATACAAAGAAACCACGGTGTGCATACTTCGTAAAAGACATTAGTAGACAAAGTGAGATAGTTGATTATGGCAAGTGCTGGTAGCGCAGTACTGTTTGTAGCACATCCAGATGATTGCGTAATATTTGGATATCCTTTTATACACAATCATTCCGAGTTCTCTTGGGATATCTTTTACCTAACCTATACATCTAAAGCAGATAGAGCCAAAGAAGTACGTGCCTTCTGGGATAAACGTAATATAAAAACATTTTTCCTTGGCTGCCTCGACGACTACAGTTATGTACAACGTGGAGAGCTTGGATTTGATGGGAAAGAAGCACGTGAAAAGATACAGTATCTTTCACAAGGATATAAACTGATACTAACACATAATGTAGATGGTGACTATGGACATTTACATCACAAGTTTGTACACGAATCAATTAAAGACATAGCAATACCGCAAATATATTTTGCCAGTACATTTAATTTAAACTATGAATGTACATGCCCTGACTATGGGCTTGAAGATTTACCACTGCATCGTGAAGTCATTGAGGGCTTCCAGGATAGGCTGACGGGTAGATATATAGTCACAGACTCAGCAAGGAAATACGTATGGCCGGAATCGACGACAGCATCGAATGGGAATACCCAGAAAATTCAGCAGGTGTAAAATATGTTTATGAAAATGACACAATGGGAAATATCTGGGGCAGAGAAGTTGGAAAGCCACATTCGGAAAGAGTCCTAATAGGCACATATCCTGTGGACAATTGGATACGTGAGTCGCACTACTGGCACCAAATAGTCTCAGCCGCAAAGGACAATCCTGCCTTGCAAGAAGTGTTAGATCGTGCTAAAGTTATATATGAACTTAGTAAAAAAGACGATAGCGGGCCAACGATGCACGTACAGGTATGAACAAGTTAGATATATTCTATGAAATGAAACAGTTTGATCTTAAGAACAGATCATTCTACAGCCAGCTCACCGACGAAGAACGTAAGAAGTTTAGTAACTTTCTTATGATACGTTGGGGTAGTGCTGTTGGCGGCAGTCCAGAACTGCAATCATATTATCTAATGAGTTGCAACGATAGACTAAACAAGAATTGGTTTGATTTAAACAAGCATCCAGAACTACAATGGCTATTAGCAACGACTGTAAGTCCAGGAATGGGCACACATAGACATGAATGGATAAAACAAAAGAAACGTGAAAGCAATAACAAAGTGGTTAAGTTCTTACGTAACTTTTATCCAGACTATGCAGATGATGATTTAGAAACACTGGCAGAGCTCACAACCAAAGATGAATTAAAACAACTAGCAAAACAACATGGCTGGGACGACAAACGAATTAAGTCAGAACTTTAAATGCAAGTACTGTGATAAAGAGTTCCGCAGGGAGTCCACCCTTGCGGCGCATCTTTGTGAGCCCAAGCGACGTTGGCAAGAAGAAAAAGAAACAGGTGTACAGTTTGGACTCAGGGCATACCTACAG